ATAGCGGGGTTGATCAGGAGGTGAGCGGATCGCTCACCAGGTATTCGATCGTGATGGTGAGGCGGGCGCTCAGGATCGGCGCGGCGCCTTCGATCGCGAGTGCCGACACCTCTGGCGCGGAGGTATTGAGGTTCTCCGCAAGGCCGCCCATCGATGGGTCGGTTGCCAGCGCCAGGCCGATGTCGCCAAGCAGGTCATCGAGGGCGGCCTCGCCGCTGCCATCGGCCGCACGTGTCACATAGGTTTCGATCTCGATCCGGTGGCTATAGAACTCGGTGCGCGGATTGAGCGTGACGTCGGGCTCTCCCGGCTCGCCGTCGCGCAGGATCACGAGGCCCGCCACCGGCACTTTCTCGGGCAGGGTCTCGTTTCGCCGCACGGTGGCCGAAAGCAGGGTCTGGAGCCGTTCGAACAGGGCGGACAGAATCGCCTCGCGTCGCGACATCAGCGCGTGCTCCCTTCCGTCAATCGCCACTGCCGCAATACGAGTTCCGGCAATCGGCCATGCCAGCGCCGGGCGGCGCCCGCAAAATCGAGCCGTTTCTTGAACGTCACGCTCAGCACCAGCACGAAGATCGGCACCGTGCTGCGCCCGGAGAGCCGGGTGAAGGTCGAACCCTGCCGGCGCCCCTGATTGGCGACGGCGCGCCCTCGGCGGTTCAGCCGCGAATTGTCGGCGACTAGCAAGGATGGCGCGCCACGACGGTAGACGAAGCGCAGGCGGATCCCCGTTCGCCGCTCCCAGCCGCCTGGCGTGATCTTGGCGCCGCCATCGTCGTAGCGTCCCGCCGCCGGCGTCGGGATCGCCAGGAACAGGCCCTTGGTGGAGCGGATGGTCGCGCCGTCCTCGTAGATGCGGACGATGCCCGGCGCCTTGCTCCAGACGAAGCCCGCGGCGGCGACGCTGCTCTGGCCTTTTGGATAGACCTCGCCACGCCAGGTCCGGGCGAGCTTCTCGCCAAGGCCGGCTCCGGTGATTTGTGTTCTGAGTTCACCTTTGAGTCCATCCGTCGCTTCGCGTACCCCCAGCGTGATGGCGCGCTCCGCCCCTTTGAGCTCGGCCTCCATCAGCTGCTTCAGGCTGCCCGACAGGGCGGCGGAGAGTCTCATGGGGAACGTCCCTCGACCGTCCAGATCAGCCGTTCCGCGTCACGCACCGGCTCGCCCTGAACGAGCAGGATGTCGCCATCAATCTCGATCGTATCGCCGGCGGCAATGGTAGGCGCTTCGGAGACGCGCAGATCGATAAGAGCGACCGGCGTCACGAGGCGCGTGTCCCCGAACGCCGAGACCGCCTCGGGACGTCGGACGACGGCGCGGATCGCCACGCCGGATCCGGCGCCTGCCGCCCGCCAGATCGCATCGCGCGCGATGTTCGGGTCGGCAAACAGCGTATCCAGCGCGGCGGAAAGGGCGCTAGACATCAGAAGCTGGCGTTGAGACGCACCCGGCCGACGATGTCACCCGCGCCGTTGGCCACGGCTTCGATAGCAACGCCGATCAGCGTGTTTGCCGTCGCCGACTTGGTGGTCTCTTTTGCGGTATTGTCCCAATAGATCTTGTCGCCTACGGCCCAGGCCTGCGAACCGACCTTCTTGAGGTCGAAGACGCCTGCGAGTGCTGCTTCCACCGGCTCGGCATTGGCGGCGGCTGCGATGGCGACACCGAAGATGGCACCGACCAGCAAGCCGTCGCCGGCCGCCACGGCATAGGGCGCCGTGAGCGTGATGGTCTTTCCGGGCTGGACATAGTTCTTCATCGAAAACTCCTCTCCAAAAGACGAAGGGCGGCACGAAGCCGCCCCTTCCCGTCAGGATGATTGTGTGGATCGGGGTGGCTTACGCGCCCGGGTTCTTGTAAAGGCCGCGCCAATCGATCGCCTTGGCGCCGAAATCGAGGCGGCACTTGATCTCGACGCCATCGACATCGAAGCCGTTGCGGGTCTCGATATAGGCACCCTGCTGACCTTCGAGATAAGCAAACTCGATGGTGTCGATCTGCGCGGGGTTCGCCGCCAGGAACCACGCTCCCGTGCTCACCGCATCGAGACGCGGCTCGGAGATCGGCGTGAGCGTCCGGATCGACTGCGGCACCACATCGCCGGTCTTCGCAGGGACGAGGTTCTGGGCGATGAGCTGCTCGGCCGCGAGTTCGAGGGCGGCTGGCACCACCAGATAGCTCGGGCGGATGTTCAGAACCGTCTTCTTGTCGAGGCCGGTTTGCTTGGCCATCGAGGCGCGCCCTTCGCCGACCGAAGCGACGCTGAGTGCGGCGCCGGCACCGGCGAGGTTCTTGTGCGTCGCGTGGAACAGCGCCACGCCATCCGCCATGGCGGCATTGGCGGTGACGATGCCCCAGACCACGTCGCTTTCGAGTGTGGCGATCGCCGTGCCGTACATCGCCGGAATGCGGGTGAAGGCGTCGAGGTCATCGTTGATCAGGACCTGACGCGTGATGGCGACCACGCGGCCATAGGTCTCGATGCGATAGCTTTCCTTTGACTCCGAGATCGTGCCACGCTTGAACTCGCCGCCCTCGCTCACCTTCAGCAGCTGCGGCGCTTCGCCGAGCTGGACCCGGTTCATCGCCTTGAAGTCGGTCGCGAGCACCTGACGGCAGAACGGCACGAAGGTGCGCGGGTAGACGTCATAGGCCTGGCGCAGCGTCTTGTTGGTGACGGCGGCCAGCACCTCCGGGAAGTCCGAGGTCGAGTGCAGGGCACGGGTCGCGATTTCATCGCGCGACATGCCGCGCACATTGACGCCGGCCGAGGCCAGAAACTCCCGCGACAGCTCCAGGAGCGTCATGCCGCGATATTCACGCGCGGGATCGCTCAAGCCGAACAGCGTCGGGCTGTAGCGATGCAGAAGCGCGTTGGCGACCGCCTCGCGACGGGTCAGCCGTCCGTCGCGTCCACCGAGCGGAACCGAGACATGCGGGAAAGTCCGCGTCTTCTCGGCGGTGTCCGCCACCTTGTCGAGAATGACGCGGCGAGCTTCGTCGATGGCGACGCCCCGCGTGACAAGATCTTCGGCCAGGCTGCGCTCCAGACCGAGGCGGCTGGCCAGGTCGTAGATGGTGCCGACCCGCTCGCGCTCCGCCGTCTGGGCGTTGGCGATCAGGGCCTGCGTATCGGGCTGGGGATCGGCCGCACGGGTGATCGGCTCGGGTGCCGCCTGTGTCGGCGTGGGGGCCACATTGGTCTCTTCCATGGAAGTCCTCATCTGTTGGGAAGCGTCGTCCCGGTCCACGACGCAGGGGATCAGCGGGTCAACCGAACGGAAGCCGGCCGCCGGATCGGCCCCGACCGGGACCGCGGAAATCTCGAAAGGTGTCCAGTCGACCGCGCGCCAGACCTCCGGCGCATTGGCGGGTCGGCTGACCTCGAAGCGATGGACCTGATAGCCAATGGAGACGGCGCGCAGATGGCCCGCCCGCACATCGGCCCAGATCGGCTCGACATCGTCGCGCTCGCTGAAGCGGACCCGGGCAATGCCCCGACCGCTATCGATCCTGGCAGTCCCCGGCACGACGGAGCCGATGACGCTATCGAGCGTGCGGAGATCATGGACCTTGAGCAGCGGCCCCCCGGCATTGAGCCGTTCGAGCCGCACGCTGCTCGGGTCCATGCTGAGCTCTTCGTCGAACGGCTCGCCGAATAGCGGCTGCCGCCGGACCCTTGCGCCCGTCGACCAGACCACCTCGATCGAGCGATCCTGCTCGTCGAGCGTGGCTGGCAACAGGTCGGCTGCGCGGCGCATCGCCGGCAGTTCGATCGTGCCATGCATGTTGTCGTCCTTACGTAGAGGTGAGCCCCGGATCGGGCTGCATCACGCCGGTCTTGGTGACCCGGCGTGGATCGCTGTCGAAAATCAGTCCCAGCGCATCGATCTTGGCGTTCATGGCGGCGATTTCGGCCAGCACCGCATCTGGGTTATGACCCTGTCGGGCGATGGCCTGTGCCAGCGTCATCGTGCCTGAACGCATGGCGAGCAGATCGGCCATGGCGTCCTTCAGCGGATCGACCGCCTCGAAGCGCGGCGGCGACCATTCGACCGGGATGCGCGGCTGCGGGAGCTTGCCGGCCGCCCAGGCCTGCTCGGTGAACCAGTCCCAGGTGGGCTGGCAGAGCACTGGAATGACGATCTGCCACTGGACCGCGTCGATCAGCCGGCGGAACTCGACGAGCCCGGCGCGGATCGACGAATAGTTGACCTGACTGAGATCGCCCGTCAGCAGCTCGTAAGGCATCCGGAAACCCGCCGCCACGATGTGCAGCTGGACGCGCAGCCATTCCGCC